GCTCATAACATCTTGTTCAACAGGGAAACCCACTTCGGACATACAGATTGCAAGTGGATCTTTCCTATCTGAACGTACTCGCCTAATGTAATACTCAGAAAAACGAGGGTGAATCCCAGAAGCAGAATCAACAAGCTGAGATACAGTACCACTTGGTTTAACGCATGTAATAGCAGCAGACTGATTAATTCCAAGCTTAAAAGCCCACGACTTATTTGTTTTGATAGCCACATTTTTTATACTCTCTAGCCATTTCTCTAGCTCTTTAGGTTCTGAGCCGCTGAGAATTTTATGATCCATGATGCCTGTCATGCTCACGCCTAACAAGGCTTCTTCTTCAGTGTTACGTTTCCAGAGGTTTCGCAGGTATCTAAAGTCTGTCAGTGTTGCTTGAAGCGTTCCGATGATAGCCGCTATTTCTGCCTTCTGATTTAAAGTAGCTAAGCTATCACCAGACCTGACAACAATCTCTGATAGATTACAAAACTGATTAGAGCGCAAGATGATCTCAGAGCAGGGATTAGTTCCAAACTCATGGTTAGGGTCACGCCGACCATTTCTTCCTGCAATATTCTTAGCAGCTACTCGGCTAAAGATCCCACGCTCTCCTGCTTTAGACTCGTACATTGTACTCATCTCAGTTAAGAAGGCTTCAAAGTCTGGCTTCTCAGTGTACGCTACACTGTTGTTAGCTAACCTCCTCTGTCCTTCTGTGTCCCACCAGTTACCATTCTTAGCTCTAGCCATGCGTTGATCGGACAGATTAGAGAGACTAATCAATGCTGAACGTCTTACGCCTCCTACTACTACGATGTCTGCAATCTTACAGCAAACATCGTGGCACTCAAGTGAGGTTAACTTACGCCCTGCTGATTTCTGGAAGATACCTATGCAGAAATTAAACAACTCTACCAAAGGATCTGGGCCAGAAGCCCTGCCGCCAAAAACTTTGAGCCTGGCACCAGCAGGTCTTACTTTACTTATATCCCAATTTGGGATCTTACCAGCATACAACATAGCGATAAGCTCTCTGAACGCAGAAGCCCAGCCTATCTTACTGTCACTAACCACTATGGTGCTATCAGTCTTATGGAAAGTCTCGGCAACTATAGGAAGTTTATTAATAAAATTACGCTCTACGCTAAAGCCTACGCCTGTCCCGCACATTAACACGTACATTAGCTCATCAAAGCTGCGCGGAGAGTCGATGTGTAAGTAGCTACAGTTAAACCCAGCTACGTTATCTTTGTCTAGCGCCTCTCCTGCTGTCATCATGCAACGCATAGAAGGCATAACGTCTAAGTTATGTATGTGTTTGTACAAGAGCTTGGCTGTCTTATCGTCTATCTGTTTCCGGTTAAGCCAGAAGTCTACATACCTTTGTACTGTTTCTTCCCATGTTTCTCGCCGCTTCTCTGTCGGAAGCCAACGGGCATAACGGCTCTTGTGTATAAACTGTTGGTACTGATCCATTAGTTGTGTTCCTTTTCAAGTTGTTTCTCTAGGTTTGCCATAGCTCTCCACGCGACCTGCTCCCAATCTTTATCAAGAACATGTCGCATCATTGCGTCTAGCTCATCGCCCGACAAAGCACGATTCCAATGCAAGGTATCTACTGTCTGACCGTGTTGGATACCGCCGCTTAAACTAACTTTAGCTACTGCGGCAATTGCTCTAGGGAAATATTTTATAAACCCTGTATACACAGGGATAGCTTTACGTTCTTTTGAATCGCTTGGCAGTATGGTAGTTTTTTTAAGCTTCTGTCCTGCATACAACATTCCCAGAAGAGGTATCTGCCTGTCCCACTCATCTGTTGTTATATCATTTATCTTCTTTATGGTCATCCTTATCCCCGCGTTTATAGGCTTTTTGTCTAGTTACTTTTAATTCAGAAGATGACTTAACCTTTTTAAATTTCTTTTTCCTTTCAAAGCGGTCACGCCTTTCATCTTTATGATTGAAGTCAGTCAAAGGTTTCTCTCTTTCCAGCATTAATCCAGGAGTCAGGAATACTATCTTCACTGTACCATCTAAAGTTATTGGCACTAGCCCACTCACCGTGGCTTCTTTTGGTTCCATCTTTTCTGCGCTTGGCTTGAGGCATGGGGGCGCTAGGGTTAGCAAAAAGAAACACTAACTCTGTGTCAGCAGGAAGAACCTTAGCTACCCAGATGTACTTGCTAAACTCCGCGTAGTCCCAGAAGCGTCCTTTAGCCTCAAGCAATATCTTCTTACCTTCTATCTCTTTAATAAAGTCTGGCTCGTACTTATGCTCAACGATGTAAGGAACTTTCTCTGTATGGAAAGTCCAGTTGTCTAGGATACCAGTATGTAGTTCATACTCCCAGTTAGAATCATAACCTTTAATAGGGTTCTTTTCTTTAGGGCGCGGGACTCTTTTCTTTCTGTATCCTTTTCTAATAGGCTTCAATGTATTAACGCCTCTCTTCTTTCAAGCTCCGCGTCTACTAAGAGTCGCAAGTCTTCTAAGAAGATTGTCTCAATATCACACACTGTCTTATCAGAGTTATGCAAGAAACTGCCAACAGCAATTATCATGTTCTCTATACTCACCCCTGAAATCGGTTCGCTTGCCATTTAATTAGCTCCAAGTCTATGCTTTCTATTTCTAATTCTGGATCAATCTTTAATAATTGTTTGATCTTTTTAGCTATCCATTTAGGATGATAAGCGTTCAGCCTCAGTTTCCCGTTAAGAAACACATGGGTCTGTTCGGGCATGTGAGACAGATAATTACTGACGTTAATTTTATCTGCTTCTTCTTTATCTAAGAGAGAATGAAGCCAGCTAACTAACAAAGTCTTAGCGTGTCTCTTGATACGCTTAGCTTTAACTGCTCTCATAAATACTCCTCGACTTTAGGTGCGACTACAACTTCTGTAAGATAGGACATGCCATTAGCATACTTAAAAGCTCTTAGACCTTGACCGTCATTAGAATCTTTGTAGCAGTCCTGCTTATAGTTACACCAGTTACAACCTTTAGCTATCTTCATGTTGCCTTTCTTACCATCAGGAACTTGAGGGTAACAGAAGTCAGGCTGAGTCTCAAGATCTAGAGCGGATAACAGATTAGTTATCTTGTTCTTAATGTTAGGCTTATCAAGATCATCAGGAACATACATGCAGAGTTCGCCGCTCTCTTTATTCATAACTAAGAAGCCTCCGTTCTCTGTGCCTTCGGCGGCTTCATAAGCTGCAAGCTGTCCTAGATATCCGAAAGGATCGTCTTCGGCTAAGCGCCCATCCCTGAATTTGTTGAACGCAAAGCGTGAAGCAGTCTTAACATCAACTACCTCACCATCTATCTTGCAGTCCATGTGTCCGGTGATGCCTTCAACTACCACTTCTTTCTGCTCATCGGTTACCTTATGCTCTGTCATACGAACCAGCATAAGAACTATCTCTTCAAGGAGATGACCATAAAGAAATTTAATTTGAGTAGCTCCGTCAATAGATCCACGCCCAGCAGGATCTCTTTTCTCATACCACAATTGACGATCAGGCTTACCTACGTTAGACATACGAACAGTAAAGTCCCTATTCCTTTCTTCGGGCCTGGCCCACGCAAGCAAACAACTTCTTATAGCTTCTGTGGTTTCATCTATCTCTTTGTCGGAGATAGGCAGAGGCGTACCATCTGAAAGAAGTTCTAAGTGCTTATAAATATCAGGTACTAGTGTTGATAGGGACATGTGTCTCACCTTTAATAGATTGTATTTTATTTTTTATCTGTTCTACTGAAGCCTTAAACCATTCATTCTTCTGTTCAAAATCCTGCGCTAGTCTAAGGTGTATATCAGCTTCAAGTTTCCTGCGATCATCTGTATCGAAAACATGTAGAAGTTTGTAGTCCCTAAAAGGTGAAGAGGTTTGATAGTTTTTAAGTCTATCGTGTGCGTCTACTGCCATTCCTACTTTGACCCACCCTTTCCACGCAGGATTAATTATAACATACACCTGCCCTTTTGGATTAGTTTTATAGTTCTCTAAGGAACTGAACGCTGCTTGTTCAAAGCCTTTATAGTGTCCACCTTTGTGGAGGGGGTGAGCTTTAGGTATATACTCACCATCTACCCACATGCGTGAGTTCTGAATTGCCTGAGCAGTACTGGCTCTTCTTCTATGATGATCGTTAGGGTTAACATACCACCATTCATCGTCTTCAAAAACGTATTCGCCTTTTTTTTTATTAGTAGGATTAGAAATATTAGTTATATTAGTGAGCTTCATTATGCCTCCTGTATAAACTCTAGTGTGTTTCACTCCAGTTGTCTCCGACATTATAGTCTCCGTCTAGTGGACAATTAAGGTTAAGTAACTTACCTGCTTCGATGATAGCTTCAACGCCTAGCTTACCTACTTGATCTGCTACAGACTCATGGCACTCTATCTGCCATTCATCATGGACGTTAGCTACGAACTTAGCATCTATGTGTTTCAGCTTGCCGTCTAAAAGTATCATGGCTTGCTTCATTGTGATAGCGCCAGCGCCCTGCAACAATGTATTAAGAGCCGCATGTGCTGAGCGTACTGTTAGCTTCCTGCCGTCTAAACCTTTTACATAACCGTCTGCTGCTTCTCTTTGTACCCTCCCTGTAAGAGCTTTAAATGATGGGAGATTATCAAAGAAAGATTGTCTAAGTCTTTTGCCAGCTTCTCTGCCTCTTCCAGCCACTGTCCCAAGCTTAGCATCTCCTGCTCCGTAGAGGAGTGCATAGATAAATGTCTTTGCCTGATCTCTAGATTGAAGTCCCGCAAGTTTTTGATTAGCAGTGTGGATGTCTCCGTTAAGGATTTCATTTGTATAGCCCTCATCATTTAAATAGTGTGCAAGCATTCTAAGTTCCAGGCCGGAAGCATCAACGCCTACTAGCTTATAGTTCTCTGGTACTATCCAACAAGACCTACACTCCTTACCGTAGGGTGAACTACTACTAGGAATCTGAGCCATGTTGGGATGGGAGTGAGTCATGCGTCCTGTTACTGCACCATTAGGATTAACGTAGCCATGAACGCGCCCAGTAGTCTCGTCCAGTTCTTTCAACCAGCTTCTTACTTGTGCCACACGCTTCTGAATCATTAGATACTTAGCAATCAGTGCAGCTTGAGGTATACCTTTAACCTTCTTGAGTATTGATTCATCTACCATAGGTTGTCCGGTAGGCGTGAACTTCTTAGGTTCCCATCCAGCCTTAATAAGATACTCGCCTATCTGTTTCCTAGAGCCTAAGTTAAATTCAGTTTCAGTCTTGCGGATAATAGGCTTAGGGTTTTGGTACATCGTGAAATGCAGATACTCCTCATCTGTTAGCCTTACACCTTTACCGTGTTGGTCTTTTCCTATCTTAGCTACCTTTCCAGTAGACGTATAGCTATGGGTTATTATCTGCTTCTCTACGGTAGCCTGAAACTCTTTCTGTACTTCTTCTTCTAACTCAAAGAGATTGGTTTCAAACATAGCAACAAGACCCATAGATTTTCTGATGTCTAAAAGAAACCCAGTGTTGCGCTGCTGGTCTATGATCTTAGCAGTCTGGTGTTCTATCCTAACAGACGTGGGAGTAAAGCCTTTGCTCTCATGCTTTAAAGCATTATAAACTTTATGGTTCAGTACAACATCGCGCTTACAATACTCTAACATCTCAGGAGTATAGTGTTCCCAGGCTTGTTCCTGTTCGCCATAATCTCCTTTCTTAAAGCCTAGCCTATAGCCCCAACCTTCTAGGCCGTGGTTACCTTCTCTTGTAGGCTTAAACAAACGGGACAACACCAGTGTATCGACAATCTTTTTGTCAGAAAGATCTATGTGTCCTAGCCGTTCAACTACAGGGATGTCATAGCCAATGATGTTATGACCAATCAGTTTGGTTGCAGTTTGTAACATGTTATAACCTTCATCCAACTGAGTGTTGTCAAACGTAAACACATCCTTAGTGTCTACATCCATAGCAACTATACAATGTATTTTAGTTGGAGTAAGACCATCAGCCTCTATGTCAAACACTAGGTTACTCATGGTACTCCTCCCACACCCCAAGCTGCTCTGTAGGCGTAGTAAGCTTTCTTCTTCTTCTCCTCTTCTTTATCCTTCCACTTATTTGCAGGGCTTCTAGGATCATCTAACATCCCAGTGTAGTAGTCACTAATATTGTTATCCAACGCAGCATCCCTCAGTTTCGCAGGAGTATACCAAGCCCAGTCAAGTATGCCTAAAGGCCGGAACATCGTTTTAGTTTTAGCAAAGAGAAAGCCCTCCCAAGTCAAACCAAACCTAGTAGGTTCAGCAAAGGAATAGTCAGAACCTGGAGGGGCTGACTCTCTTACTTGTTTAATAACATTGAACAACTTGTAGCTTCCGTAAGGTGGTTTACTCATAGCTCATCTCCAGTAAACTCATCACCATCAGGCAGGTGTGTTTCATGTAGCCTCCCTGTCTCTTTATCATAGAGCAAGTGAGTAGCTACGCCTACATCTCCAGTGTATCTAGATTTAAGGACACGCACCTTAGT